TTGTTTGTGTTGTAGCTGGATAAGGACGAGACTTAACTGTTAAGTCTACATTACCAGTTTGGTTTTTAAAATCCGGTATAAATCTAGATATGGACATAAAGTTATCACCATCTGCAATATCAATATCACCTGATTCAATATGACATTCCATAGCAGAACCATCGTTATTAACACCTTCTTCATGTGCATATATAAATGTTCTACCTTCTTTAACTCCATTAATAGTTGATATGGTAGCAGTTGTATCAGAAGAATCAAACTCTGCTGCATAAGGGTTAGAATACACACCACGATCTGCCCAAGAACTTCGTGATAATGTTCCTATATACCATAAATTTTCTGCATAATTATACGTGACATGTCTATCTATTTGTAATGAATTTTTAGATGGATAAAACCAAATGACTTCATTAAAATCTGTGTTAGCTGCACAAAATACATCTCCAAGTGCATTATTATTTATATCATCAAAAACATAATCTTGCACACTACAAGGTATTTTTTTAACAGCACCATCAAATTGAAAGAAAGAATCATTACCCATCCAAAATGCTATACCACTTACATCAATAGCACTATGTATTCCTACGGCACCACAGTTAGAACCAAGTTGTTTAAAACCAAAAGTAAATGGTGGTCCTATAAATTGCATTTGATACAAAGCTGTGTCAGTGTAAACAAGTATTGCACCCCTAGATCTTACAGCCGTATTAATTTGATTACCATCTGTTAATCTTTGTGAACCTGCTGTGTTTGTAGATGTAGGTGTCCAATCAGTCGTTGATTCTTGATCAGACCAACGAATAAACATATTATCCTGTGTCGTCGTTGTGCCTATTGTTGTTTCTGTGCCTAGACAAATAACATGTCTATCATCACCAGATACTAGCATAAATCTTGATTTAGTTGGTGCACCACTAACATTTGTTCGTGCTGCTAAATTACTTGACAAACCACTTGACGTATCCCAATAATAAAGACTACCATCAAATTTTTGTGTTAACACATCTTCACCCCAATTATCTAAGGCCCATTTTGCAGATTGTAGTAAAACCCCATCTGCTCCTGTAAGACCGGATCTAGTTGTATCCCACGTAGATGCGTTCCATGTACCTGCACCCCAACCATATCCATAGATAGATGTTGGTTGTCCAGTATTAATTTGATAAGTAGCATTAGCAGTTGCACCTGTAGCACTAGATGAAGCAGAACCTCCAGCTACAATAGTATATGTATTATCACTTGGAACTGTTTGTATTTCAAATTCACCTTGTAAATTAGCTGCTGATATACCTCCAACAGCGCCACTCACACTAGCAATAGTAACAAAATCACCAATTAAAGCACCGTGGTCTGCATCTGTTACAATAACAGAAGTAGAACCACTTGTTGTTTCAAATTGTGTAATGTTACCTGTGCCTGTAGCACGTGTAGGTGTGATATCAGCGTAACTACCATCCGAATATGCATACAATTTTTTGTTTGTACCATAGATAGCAAAGTTAACACCTTTAAGATCTGAATAAGTAAGTATGGCACGTGTTGCACCAAGTAAAGCGTCACTTGTTACTTTTGCCCAACCACCTATTTTTTCTGGTTGACCATAACGAAAACGAACATTGTCGCCATCTACCCATCTTCCTTCTGCACCGTATTCGGTGTTTTGTTTATCTATACCAGGTGCTATTTGTAGTTTAGTTAGTGGCATAGAATGGTATCCAGTAATCTGTGCCATTTATGTTAACACGAATATGACCTGTTAACGATCCTACGCTTGTATCTGTTGTAATACTAGATGATTGATCAGAATTACTTGTGCCATCAAATCTTATAAACTCTTGATCTGTGTCGTCTTGATCTAAAGTTAAACAAGCTATTGCTGCTGAAGTGCTCGCTTGACTTATAGTTACAAGCGCACTTGTTGGAGAAGATGTTCCAAAACCAATTTTATCTGCTGAACCATCAGCAAAGAAAGCATGTGTTAGAGTATCTGTTTCTATTCTAAAATCAACCGCGGCATGAGAATCATTAAAAGTAAATCCACCTCCATCAAAGTCAATTGCACCAGTAGCTTTGACACCACCTACAACATGTAATTCTGTAGAAGGTGAGTTTGTTTTAATACCAATACGATCGTTACCTGCATCACTAAAAAATAAGTTTGCATCACCATTACCTTCTATTCTAAAGTCAACGTCTGCACTTGATTCATTAAATGTAAATGTGCCGCCGTCAAGTGATGTGTTGCCTGCAACTGTTAACGTTCCATTTGCTGTAATATTACCTGCATCGTTCAATACATCAAACATAGTAGAACCATCAGAATACAAAATATGTTTTGATCCTGATACTAAGTTTGTTGCAGTTCCACCAGCAGGTTTAAATCCTAAAGTATAAGAACTCATGCTAGTTGCATTGTCAACAATGTACCATGTTTCTACAGCTTCACACTGTATGGTTGTATTGTTAGATAAAGTGCCTGTTAATTTAATTATGGCATTACTTTGTTCGTCTGTTGTAGAACCATCTGTTGCTGTTAAAGAATCTGATGTGCTGGCAATAGCTACAGATACATACCCTTTAGTAGCTGATTCTAATTTTTGTAAATTGTTATTTGTTTTAGTACCCCAAGATCCTGAATTTTCACCAGTTGCTTGTAATTCTAAATTTAATGAACTTGAATATGATGATGCCATTTATCCTCCTTAACCTACGTCATCCAATAGTGCTGCGACAATACAAGTTACAGTAGAAGATGATCAAATTGCATGTATATCAGCTACTGTGGTATTTGGCAAGTTTCCAAACCAAGAGTGTCCTGCAGCTATTTTAATTGCATCAGTAGCAGAAGTAGAAGCTGTGCCTGCATCTAAAACAATGTATACATCGTTTGATGAGTCAGTATTTTTTATAAAAATAAAATTTACTTTATCTCCTGTTGCCACAGCTGTTGGTGCTGTGTCATCATCAACTGCAGTGTAATCTGTGAAATAACCTGCAATTAAATCTGTGCTTGAATTAGATACACTTGTAAGTTTATAATACCATTTATCATTTGCATCTGATGGGCTTACAGTAACACTTCCAGAAATAGTTTTAGCTATTTCATCTGGTAGCACTGTTGCGTTTAAACTTATAGTTGCGTCATCTGCCATATTAATCCGTTGATCCTGGTTCTACATTTGTCCATGTCACTGTTTGACTGTCATCTGTTTGACTCCAAATTGTAAGTTCTGGTGAACCTGTACTTAAACTAATTAAGTTTTGAAAAGAATCACCAAAAGCTGTTTCGTCACCTATACTAAAAGTCATTTGACCTGCGGTAGTAGTTGTCACACTTGCGCTAGCCGCTACGGTTTCTGTGCCTATTGTAAAGGTAGGTACGCCTGCAGTGGTTACAGCAAATGTAGCATCTGCAGTAACTGTTTCTGTACCTATACTTATACTGACACTCTGGCCTAAAGTCAAACCAGCAGTTCCTGCATTTACAACAAATCCTGGGAGTGCTTCTGCTACTCCAAAATGTCCTATTGCTCCGTGCCCTAATAACATATTATCTCGCTGTTACTGGTACGCCTTTTGATGATACAAAAGGGTGTTCTGCAAATGCCATGTAAATGTATGTGCCACCACTTGTATTAACAGCAGATGAACCTGTTCTCATTTTAAAACCATTACTTAAAAAATCAATTTCTTCTGATTCACTTTCGGCATTATTTAAATCTGGTAGAAGCCTGTCATTATTTGGATTTACGGGGTCTCTTGTAGAATCAAATAAAAACCAATTTTCTGATGAATCAGTTCTTTTAAATAATCCCCAAGCAGGTTTAAATCCTGTGTAAACAAATGAGCCATCATTATTTCCATTACCTGTGTAACTACCAATTTTACTATAACCTTGTATAGAACGAAAACAATATGCAACAATATCTTCACCGCTTGCATTTGCATTGTTAGCACCAGAGTCAACTGTAAATACTGTTGAGGTTGGGTCTGTATTTCCAAAATTATCTGTATCTTGTTTAGCCGCATTAGTGCTAAGTTCCATTATATGACTATTACCAACAGGTGCAAAATAAGACTCCCATTGTGAAGACCTATCTCTGTTTTTCATTAATATAGCTTCTGGTACTCCACCTAAACCATGTTTAACTGTTTGAGATGTATTTCCATCACCTGTGTAAGTTACTATAGAAAAACCTGCTGTCGTGCTTGCTTGTGTAACAGAATTTATGTCTGCACCTGTTTGACTTGTTGTAGTTCCACCATTAGCTTTCCATTGCCACGCTACATAGGTTCTTGTTCCAAAATTTAATTCATCGCCAGAGCCATTACTTGTTATTGTAAATCCATCAGAGCCAAAAGCATTGATATCATTATGACCACCATTATATGAACCTTCTCTCTCATCATCACTTGCATTAGAGTGCAAAAATTTATTGGCACCTCTATTTGAATCCATTAAATGATGTTGTTCAACATCATCTCTGTTTTTAATCCATAGCCAATCAGCTTGAAAATCACCAGAGTTTG